CGCATATGCCGTTTTTCTTTGCTATGCGTTCATTTTCTGAGTTAATTCTTTCAAGTTCCGGACCTTCTGCTAAATATGTAAGATAGCCTTCAATCATTGCTTTGCGTTCGTTATTGTCGTCGCCCTCGATGGCGTGAACTGAGGGCATGGGTACAGTTATATCGATCTGACTTTCCACTAACTGAAAGCAGATATTTACTACCTGACGGGCATCTGCCGCATTGCTGGCATAATCGTCGCCGTAACGCTCTGACATATACGATGGAGTTCTGCCGACGTTTGGGCCAACCGCTTTTGTTCCGTGGTATAGGGCATCCCATTTAGCGCAATCATCGCGGAATTTATCATGCTCTGACATTGCTTGAGATAAGCGTTTCTTCCACTTTTGCAGTTTTGCTTGCTCTGCGTCAGATTCTTTTTTGCCGGCTATCATTTGCTTTACCGGGTCTATCGCCATGCCTAAGAATTGTTTTGCTTTGTCTAATATTGCCATTTTAGTTCACCTGCCCGTTTTATCCCTGCATTGTCTAACCAAAATATTTCCTTAAAAAATCATTCTGCCAAGGTTCTACGAATCCGTTATACTCCAAAATAACCATTGCCATGCCTGCTGCACTTAAATTTTTAATATCTCCTAAGTGCAATCTACTGACAATATCGCTTAATTGGGCTAAAAACATTGATTCTTTTTTAGTTAGTTCAGTATCTTTATTATCACACGACATCTGCTATCACTCCTTCCTGTGTCTCACTATCCCGCCCAAATATTTCTACCAACGGAATACCTTTGCTCAACTTATCCTCACGCCTCATATCTCCTAGCTTTTCTTTCCTTATCGCTAAGATATGTTTCTTATAATTCTCAGCATAATTTATATATCCAGACATAATACTATTAAGCATTTCTGATATACGATGCGCCCTTCGTTGCTGCTTTTCCGTGACCTTAATTAATTCTTCCTCATTCATCATTATGTTTTTATGAATGTGAGTGTTGACTCTGTTAAATTTATCTATAAGTTTCGTTACATTGTCCATACAATATAACCTCCCTATCCTATGTTTTCTGTGCTACTCTGCGCCGCCCTCATACTCAACCAGTGCGCCTTGGCTGCCGGGTCCTGCATTAAATCACTCAGTAAGTCCTCCGGTAGTCCTTTAGGTAATTCCGGTTCCTTCGGTGCCGTGGTATGATATGCCAATCTTTCCAATGCCTGAGTCATAGAGTCCACCATATCATCATGCTTACCATTTGGGAATACGCTGCACTCTTCGACGAATTCCTCTATCCATGGTGCTATTTTAGATTCCGGCAAATATATATTACCTGATTCTATCTCAGGGGATACTGCATTTGCTCTTGCTATCTTGCCGCCCTTTGGTTCCACTTCAATTAACCCAGTCATTTTATGTCTGAGCATTTGAATAACAGCAGGGCCGTTTGCTTTAGCTTCTATGAGTTTAACTCTTGCCTGGGGCCATCTCCTGCTTAACCTTTCCAGGGATTCTATGGTTTTAGGCAAATCCATTCTACCCCTAGCCTGGTCTAGCAAATACTTATCTGAGTTTATGCGCCCCCATACCTGACCTACAACATAATCAGAGGTATTTTTGTCTTTGAACGCACAGTCCCAAGACTGAATAACTTCATCAAACTTACCAGGCATGATGGAATAATATCTCCACCAGTGACGCTTCAACAAACCACCTTCATCGGGAGAAGGTCTTTGTTGATACAGTGAAATCCATGCACGGGTGCCGACCGCCTTTTTAATTTGCTCGTATTCTTCCGGAGGGTATCTTTCGGGCCATAACCATTCTCCGGGTTCGCGACCTAGTATATCCCCCTCTTCTGCCTGTGCGGGAAGGTTTAGTATTTCCCATTGTTCACCATTACCAGACTTCATTTCCTGCAATAACCTTCCGGCCAAATCGTCCTCATGCCACCTAGTCATTACCAGAACTATCGCGCCACCGGGGGCCAATCTGGTTCTGAGAGTTGTCCTATACCAGTTCCATAGTCTTTCCCGCATTAATGTACTTTCCGCTTCTTCGCTGTTCTTTACGGGATCGTCTAGTAGTATTATATTTGCACCCCTACCAGTTATCGGACCACCTACCCCTGCTGCGGTAAGTCCTCCCCTTGTCCCTGCAATACCCCATCTGTCTGCCGCTCCGCTATCTTTACTGACATTCACGCCCCATAGTTTTGGTCCCCATTCTTTTAATGTGTCCCTGGCTATACGAGAATGGTCATATGCTAAATCAGCAGAGTAACTTGCCATGATTATTTCATTGCGTGGATTTCTACCTAAATATCTTGCAGGAAATTTCTTAGAGATAACTTCCGATTTTCCATGCCTTGGTGGTTTAAAAACCATCAGTCTAAGTATTTCTCCGCGTTCAACTGCCTCCAACTTACTACACAACAATTCTAGGTGAGGCGCCGACTTCCAGTCTCCGTGTGATTCGTAACCTAAGAAATATGATAAAGACTGTCTTGCTCGTTCTTCCTGCACTTGCTGCAAGGTTATTTTGTTTAGATTAGCGATTGACTTGGGTTTAGGTGTTTCTTTATTTACGGGTGCCGGTTTAGCTTTGGCAGTTGACTTTTTAGAAGTAGTCGTTTTCTTTGGTGCTACCATGATATCACCTACTTAGGATCATACCTGCACTCACAACCCCAACCAGTAAACCAACCGCTATCATCCGATAACTCTATATTGGTTTTCACCATGACCTGTTTGCAGTCTGGGCAGATGGGACGAGTGTCTTTGTTTATCCCTAACATTTCCCTTGCTTCGTGTCTTTCTAATATTCTGGAGTTAAATAACTGCACTATTTCTTGACGTTGTTGAAATCTTTCTTGGTGTTGTTGACTCTTAATTTCACTACATAAGTATTGACACATCTTAAATCAACTCCTATTTTTTGGAAATACTTTTGAGATATTTACAAAATTTTTTATTTTTTTAGGGGGAGGCATAGAAATAAGAGGTACTTGCTGGTAGGTCGGGTACCCGCCATGACATGTACCGCCCCCCATGCCTCCAGCCAGCCATAACAGCTCCAGGCCGCGAAAACACACAAACACACGCGCACAGGACAAAACTCCTGCATACGGCCCTGCAGTGAGCGTACAATACAGCGTCCAAGTCCTGCGCCTGCGATAGCGTGCAAAGACTCTAAAATGTCCACCACAGCAGGACAATTGCCGCTTTTGGGTGCTGTAACAATACCAACATAACAAGAAACCCAGCAAATACGGGTGTTGTAGAGTTTTAGCGAGTTTGACAGAATGTACTTGTGTCAAACTGGGTAGCTAATCACTCCGGTTCCGTAGCTTTGGCCAGCATACTTTCGAGCGTGGCTAATTCATCCGCGCTGAGCCTTGCAAGGTCAACTTGGCCGGTGATATTGGCTTTTAGGTCTATTTCCAGCTTTGCGTTTTCCCGGTATTTTTCGGGCATAGCACCCTTTGCCGCGAATATAAGCAATGTATCGGAGTATTTGCGTACCGTTCCGCATTGCTCGCCTTTGTGAAATACCGGCTCATCCACTCCTTCGACAGCTCTGCGCCTGATTTCCTTCTCTAAGACTTCACAGGCTTGTTTCTCAGCTTCTCTAAATCGTTTAGCATATTCCGGGTCATCCATCCAATTGTAATGCGCATTTCTATGTACTCCGGCAACATCAGCCGCATGGGTGACAACTCCCACTTCCGAGTATGCCGTAAGGAAAGCCTCTCTTTTCAATTGCACACTTTTACTTAGATCACCCATAATCAATTTCACCTCAATTAATTAGATATTCTTATGTAAGATACGATATTTTATATTACCTATTTTCCGCATATTTAGCTTTCACCCATGATGGCAACACCTTATCCAGTTCTTTGCGGAATATCAGATACAAATTAAGAGGTATCCTATTACTGCTGAAAAAATAAATAGGATTCACATAAAAATGCACTTCCTTGTGTCCACCAGTGTCCACATTGACTTTAGCTATAACACCTAACGAAATCATCTTGTCAACAAATGCCTTTGCTTGTCTGGGTTTAAGGTTTATGACCTGACCTATTTTTTCAACCGTATACGGCTTAATACCGCCATTTCCGCGATAACCAAGCATATTCGTATTTGACCATATTTTCTTTGCCAATCTTGCCATTCTTCCTAAGTCAAGGTCATTCATTTCTGCCGGGTAATCTACACTATGAAATGACTTAGTAAAACTTTTCCGGGCCCAGAACAAATACCCTTTTTCCTCGTCAAAAGCTGATTCCATGAAATGCTTCTTCATGCTGCACACTTCGCCGGTCTTTTCGTCTATTATGGTTGTTTCTTTTATCAAAATAAGCACCTCCGCGAGAGTGTTACAACCGTAACATTTCACCCCTATGTTTTTGTTACGACTTCAACATTTAAAAAATAACTGCAAAGCCAATAAAATCAAGGCCTTAAGCTAAATGACCATGCAAAGATACAATAGTAATGCTTACCCCTGTCTTTACATGGTCTGTTTTGTATTATCGTTATTTAAGTTTATCGTGAAACTTTGCGTGGCAATTGGAGCATAGCACAATCAAGTCCCCTGGGTGCTCGTTGCCTACGTTATCGTATGTTCTATGGTGAACATGAAGTCTGTAGTCGCTGCTGCAAAGCTGACACTTTCCTCCTGCTGCATCGATAGTTTCTTTCCTCTTTTTCTTCCATTCCTTAGAATTTAAGTATTTGCGGTATTCTTCCCTACGAGATGCGGGCGGATAAGTGTAGGTGTAGCTAAATTTGCTTATGTCTATAGTATCTTTAACTTTCTGGAATTCTTCATCATCTTTCAATATCTCGAAGGAGCATGGCCCACAAAAAATTGCTAGTCTGCCGCTTTCAAAGATATTCAGGTTTTCCTCAATAATGTAGGTGTGGAAGTGAACTCCGCATTTAGGACAAGAAATAAACTTCCTATGTGCTGTCGTTGTCCTTTCTTCCCTCTTTACTACTCCTGTACTTGCCATCATTTTTACCACTCTCCTATGGTTATTTTTTCTCCTACTTAAATAAAGTGAGTCAACGCAGCCGGAGAAAGCTGCGCCATTCGTCTGATCAGGACTATCTCACCCCAAAACAAAAAGCACCCTCACGGATGCCTCGTAAACGATATTCTCCTACTCAAAACGGTAGGTTGTAAGCTAGAAAAACAAGCAGGTATAAAACTCCCACACTACTATTTTATCACGGCTAAAGTCGGAAAACAAGCAAAAGTTTCCGTTTTCGCCGGTTTTCTCCCTATAAAAATAAATATAATAAATGTCTTGCAATAATTAAAATACCTGTTATAATAAATGCAAGACAAAAACAAAGGGAGGTAATAAAATGTATAAAGATTGTTTAGGAGTCTTAAATGCTACAGTCAGTATATCTGTTTTTGGTGCGCAATATGGTAATCCTAACACTGGAGGATATTTTGCAACCAGTACAATAAGTGATTACCCAAACAAAAAATGGGATTATGTATCTTATGATGTATCTCACATAGTAACCGAAATGGAGGCGGAAGGTTTTGATTGTGTAGTTGATAAGGACGGATACAATGCACCCCGCATCAATTGTACGCACAGAGACACTCAAACAATGATTGACGCTACATTAAAAAAGTTTAATGATAAATTTGCTAAAGCTAAAAAAGGATATATCCGTTTTGGTAAGTGTCCCAAAGGTGGTAGATCATTAAATCACCGTGACCAAACTTTTGAGGCGGGCGTATCAGTTTTTGAGGCTGAATTCGTCGGTAAGGATTATAGATTATTGTCTAATGATTATTTATT